GGTGATGGAGGGCGTTCCGCTCATGCAGGGAGAGAAGGCGAGCGTGGAGTTCGCAGAGCGGAGAGGCGATCATCCGCGCCCTTCAGAACCCCGATGCCTCAACAGGCGTTCACGAACTCGCGCACATCGCCAGGCGGTTCCTGTTCGACCGTAGTATCCCCGAGGAGAACCGCGCGGGCATCAGCGATGCCGACATCAGGACCGCTGAGGAATGGTCAGGCGCCAAGGATGGCAAGTGGACCCGCGAGGCCGAGGAGAAGTTCGCACGCGGCTTCGAGCGGTACCTGCGTGACGGTAACGCGCCGAACGAAAAACTGAAGGGCGTGTTCGAGAAGTTCTCGCAGTGGCTGCGCGACATCTACACGAACCTCTTCGACTCCCCCGTGAAGGAGATGGTCTCACCAGCCATGCGCAAGGTCTTCGATAATCTGCTGTCCCGCGAAGGCCGGCAACCCCAGAAGAAGGCCACCACAAAGCCTGTCGCGAAGCCCGAAGGCGAGCGTGTGAAGAAGACCTTCACAACGAAGCGCGTCTACGAAGGTGCGTTCCGCGATGAGGTGAAGGATGCTCTCGAAAAGACCGGGCTGTATCGCAACATCGAGAAGCGCTCCGAAGCCAAGAAGCGTGCTCTTGATTTCGTTGAGAAGGTCGGCGCTGTCGCTGCCATGGACGCCGTGCGTAGTGGTGATGTCGAAGGCGCTGCACGCACGTACATCGCCAACGAAGCCCTGAAGGACCTTCAGCGCCAACTCGACAAGGCTGTTGCTGATGGCGACACCGAACTCGCGAAGGCCATCGCTCAAGAATACCAAGGCCTCGTTCAGGAGCGGAGCGCGAAGCTCACCTCCGCAGGCCAAGAATCGTCCGCCCTTGCCGACGCCTACCAAGATCCGGAACTCGCGTTCAATGCTGCCGTCATGGAGCAACAGTGGCAGTCAGTATCACGGACATTGACCCGTGAACAGGCGCTAGAGCTACCAGACAGGCAATTTATCGGCAAGACAATAACATTAAGCGATAAGGAGACAAAAGACTATTACACGGCGAAGGTGGCCCGAACTACGAGGACAGGTGAGCTACTAGATAACCCAAGCCTGTTGCTAAACTATTTGCGCCAGACGAACACGGGCAGTAGGCTAGACGCACTCAGTGATGTGCTAGAGGACACCGAAGAAAATATTATAGTGTTTTACAACTATATATCTGAGCGCGAGGCGATACTGAAATATATTGCCAAGCACCACAAGAACAAGAAAGTGCTGCGCTATGACGGCAAACAACACGATACACTACCGAAGTCAGATGCACAGCTAAAGAATATTGTGCTGGTAGCCCATTACAAATCTGCGAGTACGGGTCTAAACCTTCAATGGGCTACGGTGACGGTGTACTTCTCACTAACGTACAGCTACCAAGAGTTTGAGCAAAGTGTGGGCCGAACGCATCGAACGGGGCAGAGCAAGAAATGTGTGTTTTACCTGTTCAAAGCCAAGAATACTGTGGACGATGCTATATATCAGGCACTACGAAGTAAAAAGGACTTCTCCACAGCTTTATGGGCATCTGGGCTTGATAATAACGAATAGATATAATAAAATTAGTGTACCACTAACGTAAGGAGCGAAACGTGAAACAGATTAAAATTACTTATATTCCAAGCATATGGCTGATTAAGGTCAGACGATGCAAGCACCAATAGATCAAATCATAGAAAAGGTAGGCTACCCAGTAAAATGTCGCTTATGTGGAGTAAGTGGCAGGGTAAAGCCTAGAACAGATTATGGCGGCTGGGCCAAGCGTAAGACAATTATACGCATATCATGGTATTGCCCAGACCACGCCGACTCAGTAGAACGTTTGAAAACACCTGTTTTTGGCCCGATTGCGGGGGGTCAAAAGCAGGAGGACAACTCACTTGATGAGCTAATGGATTTAATATAGGGGGGTATTGTGAAAATAAATGTAACATACATTCCCAGTGAATATTGGGGCAGGAGCGCCGTCATTGGCGCCACAACACTAATATTATGCTGGTATAAGGAGGAGGAAATATGAAAATTATACTAACCGAGGAAGATGTGAAGAAGGCAGTTGTTAATCGTTTGATACGATCAGGCCAACTATTAAAAGAGGTTGACTACAAAGTAGAAATAACTAGTTATAGTAAAGATTTTATGATAATAGAAGCACCAGAACCTAAGAAAGACGGGGACAAATAATATGGGTAACACCGAACTACAGCGATTTATCGACAACAAGAGCCTCGTAGCTATTAAGAAGTTTGCCAAGGCTGAGGCGCAGCTCAAAGAGCTCAAGGCCAAGCACGATGAGGTAATTGAGCAAGTCAAACAGGCTATGCTTGATAACGGTGTTGAGAAAATACAGGGCGCTTGGGGCAGTATCACACTGGCCGAGCGCACCACTTATAGCACCGATGACATTGACCAAGTGCCACTAGTTCTTACCAAGCGTGTACTTGATACGGGTAAGGTGAAAGCTCAGGCAGTACTCAATGGCGTATTACCAGCTGGTGTATCAGAGAGCAAGACACAATATATTACTAAAAGATTAAAGGACGTTTAATAATGGCAACTACTACTAAAATAATAACCCTAGATTTAACAGAGGAGCTTGCGGTCAGACTTGAGGCATATGTCACCGAGCATGACAGCAATCGTAGCGCACTTATACGCAAAGCGATTGTGGAGTACCTAGACAAGAAGGACAAGAAATGAGCCTAGCACTACGGATAGACCTAGACCCGATTGAACTGACACCGTACTTTTACATTCGGGACAATAACACAGGCAATATATTGTACGTTGGCACCGACCAGAACAAGGTACGCCAGCACACTTACGAAACAGTCCTATGTGATGAGTATATAAACACTAAGCAGCTGATACATTGGCTGACACCAACAGCAGTAAGGAGCTAATATGGCCAGACTGATTTTTGTGCTTGGACACCCAGGCACAGGCAAGTCAACGAGCTTGCGTAACTTGAAAAAAGACGAAGTAGGCTACATATCTGTCACGGGCAAGGAATTACCGTTTAAGACTGATTTAGTACCAGCGGTTGCTAAGACAAGCGCAGAAGTAAAGAGCTTGATTGAAAAAAGTAAGAAACCAATTATAGTGGTGGATGATGTCAACTACCTATTTACCTTCCAAGTGTTTGGCCGTTCAAAAGACAAAGACCAATTCCAGGTATTTAGAGATATTGCTGGGGACTTCTATGACTTGATTAAGACAGTTATAGACAAGCCAGGTGAGCAGAATGTCTACCTGTTTGGGCACATCGAGCTAAACGACCAACAGCTAGTACAGCTTAAAACAGCTGGACAGTCTATCAGAAACAACATAGCACCCGAAGGTTTGAGCAACATCGTGTTTGAGTCAGCAGTAGACTTGGGTGAGTTTGTATTCAAGGTCAAGACGGACGGTAGCGGTATCAAGGCACCTATGCAGATGTTTGAAGATAGCACCATACCTAATGACCTCAAGGTAATCAATGAAAAAATTAACGCTTATTACAGCAAAGGAACAAAATAATGGCAGACTCACTATTTGGGGATATTCTTAACAACTTAGACAAAGAACGTTCAACAAGCCAAGGCTTCGAGCGTGGCACCCATGACGTAAAGATAATGTTAGCTGAAGCTAAGACGGATGCTAAGGGCCGTGACGTTATTAAAGTCACTGTATGTGATGCTGTTAAAGAAGATATTACTGCTGAAGCTACCCTATGGTTCCATACTGAGGGCGGTTGTAAAAAGAGTGTCGATAAGGTGCTACGCCTACTCATTCACAACGTAGCAGAAGATAAGAAACCTATGGTTAAAGCGCTTGGTGAGAAAACATTTGCTAGTCTTACCGACTTTACCAAGGCCCGTGACGCTGCACTACGCATTATCAATGAGAAATTGATAGGTAAAGAAGCCTATGCGGTATCAGACCCACAAGGTAACTACTCTACTAGTAAATATGTAGACATCTGGTACTACCCATATGTTCTAAAATCTACTGAGCAAACTAAGCCAGCTGCAACTACATCTGATGACGACCTAAACATCCCAGAGGAGTGGTAAGACTATGGAACCAGGTGGACAGGATTGGGAAAATTGGCTAGAGCGTGAGATAGAGCTGGCGCAGACGGGGTATGACTTATGAAATGCCCTAACTGCCCCAATACCGCAGTAAAAGAGAATAGATGTATGCCACATTATCTGGCATGGCATCACAGCAAAGTTGAATGGAGTGCAAGATGAGCAAATCTATAGAATTACAACAAACCGAAGTGCTGCTAGAGATACAGCAATTGAAGCTAGAGATGTTACAAACGCTTATTGCGGTAAAACAAGCAGCGTCAATAATTCCGAGGAAATCATGACCAATCAGAATAACGAGCTAGACGAGCTAGACGAGATAGTCAGACGAATACATTTTAGTCAGGCAAGTTTTAATGAACTCACAAAAGAAGAACTATACGAAGATATAGGCGATGATTGTTTAAGAGTGATTAACAAGGGAAAAAAAGCCATACAAGCCCTATACGCCCCAAAGCCTGTAGAGAATGGGGAGCTACGAGACAAAGCCCACAAGACACTTGATGTTTATCTTGACGGTGGTGGTCCGTATGAGTTTGTAATTGTAAATAAGGACGACTACGAGCGCACTATTGAAGCACGACTAGCCGAGCGAGCAAAGTTAAAGGAGGTGAAATAGTATGAGTAACTTTATACTTGCGGTGCGCTACGGCATGGATTTCGACCATATTGAATATGTAGAGATGACACAGGGTATACCTATGCGTGTGAC